TGATGCGTTACGAAATTTCCCTTAGAGGGTTCACTCTTTCTTCCCTCCCCTCCGCTTGGTGTAGGATCCTCGTAAAGAGGAAGTGGTTTCGGAAGGTGGTCTGGGGAGGGCCCGCGACTTCGGAATCGAGTTTTTATGCTGGAGGAAAGCCCCTTGAGGGGGGCCTTCCCTACGTTGACCGCTCTTTTCCAACTGTCGTTGGCCCTCCTCCTGTGCCTTCTGTGTTGCGGTCTGTAGAGACCCTTTGTGCTAAATTGACAAAAGCACACACAGAAGCGTGGACCGGTGTACGCGTTAAGCCTGTCTCAAGAAAGCTCGACAGGTCGACTTTTCGCGCACGGTATGATTCACCTTCTTCGCCGCTTCCTCTTTCAAGATTTGTGGGAGTGAGTGTGAGGTGGGGGTTTCTTTGGCCGAAGAGCCTATACCACATGGTCAGCGAGGATTATCCTCAAATTTTGCTGTCTGACCATGAGGCTCTCGTTCGGAAAAGTTACCCCCATTCTCCCTATCTTGTGCTTCAGCACTCGTATAGAGTCACACGCTCCCACATTCTTCCTATTCCCCCTCCTCCTTTTTACCGAGCCCGCTCCCTTGGCTCGGACCTCCTACTCCCTATCCTACTTCAACGCCTGCGCAAAGCTGGATAGTGGGCTTTATTAGCTAGGAGGGTTTATGAATCTGATGACGTCAACATCAGCAAAGTTCTTCCGCTTTGATCGGGAAGTTGGCTAGCAGAACGGTGTGACTGTATGGTCCAGTCCGTCGATGGCCTTCGGGTTGGGAACAGAGAACTATGTCTCTCTTTAACTTCGGTTCCACAACTTCCCGCTCTCAAAGCTTAAGAAAAGAAAAATAACACGTAACTTTTGTCGGTACTGCTGTACCTCACGATCGATTGAGGGCTTTACAATCCCACTTGCTTATAGACAAGGCGTCGTTGCCTTGCAGGATTTATCCTGAGATTAGCGATTCTATAAGTCCGCCAACTATGGGGAAGCGGTTAAATTGGTTCGAAAGGAGTCACTATAGTCTGTGTACCGGGCAAGCGTCACGCGTGCGCGCCTCTGACGGCAAAAGTATGCCAGTGTTTGATCTCGGAAGAGTAATGTTGACATTGACTAGGATTCATGGGCCCGCCCATGAGAAACTAGCGAC